GTTATAATCCTCTTCATTTTCTAAAGCATAAAATTCAGGTTCATAAAGATGATATTCTTTTGTTTCAACATTGCCTGATACATCAAGATAAGTTTTACCTTCTACTTCTACAAACTTAAAATTGTTAGGAGTAAACTCAGGGTTATATAAAGCGTTTACTTCTTGTACAAACAACCCTTCATATTCATCTTTACTTATTTCTTTACTGTCATATAAAGAATTTAGGTATCGCAGTTTATCTTGCACAGGTAGGTAAGCATAAGTTTCTACAAATGCAGCACCATCGTTTTGTCGTAAATCATTTAGTTCTTCGTAAAATGCATCTCTAGTATTAGCAAAATGCTCGGTCATTGCATTTTCTACACCTAATGCAGGGGGTCCATCAGGCCAAAAAGATTCATCGTTTGGTCTTTCAAAAGCTCCTTGTGGTTTGTCTGCTATTTTTTCTAGTTCTGCAAATACTATGTCGGGATCTACACCTCTTGCTAATGCTTCTTTAAATCTGGCATAAGTTAAAGACTTACCAATAGCACTTTTATCTTCTAAATAAGTTTCTGTTCCATTTAAACTAGGATGTTTTTGGTCTGCAAAAAATTTTTCTAATGTGTTTCTTTTACCCTCGTCAAACCAATCTTGTTCCGCAATACTTTCCCCACTTAAAACATTTAATTTGCTAAGATCCCTTAAAAAACTTTTATCATTCACCATTATTTCATAGGTAGAATTAAAAACTGCATCGGGATTATAGTTTGGGTTATCTACAAACGAAGCTGTCTGCGGATTCCAAAACTTATCGGTGGTTGTATTACTTTCTAAAAAAGGTGACACACCAACTATAGGTACACCTACAGCTTCAACTCCATACGCTTGAGCCAATCCTAATATAGGATCAGGGTATCCTGCTTCTTCAAGCCCAGAATCAACAAGACCTAACTCTCGCATCAATGCAGCAAGTCGTTCCTCTTCGTTGACGTTAGGAAATATAGTTTCTTGTAACCTACCCCTAGTAAACATGCTGTTTAAGTCAAAATTATTTGCGTAAGACGCATATGACTTAGGATACCACTCAGGTAAGGCTAGAGAACCAGATCCATACATATCTTGGTCGGGATATCGTGCTAAAGAAAACTCTTCAGTAAAACGATCTCTGGGCGCACTATCTCGCCATTCTTGAAATATTGTTAGATCTGATAATTTAGGTGCTGTATAAGCATAAGGATCATATTCACTTTCCGTTTCTTCAGATTGATCTGGATTGTTAGGAAGTGTTTGATCTAAAGTGTCGTCTGGATCTTTTTCTTCTACATCAGCCACTATGTAATCTCCAGAATACTAGCTACTACATGAAGCCTATTAGTTGTTGCAGCTTGCACCTTTAATATCTCTCCAGCCTCAACAACAAGTGGTGCAGTTAGTAATTCTACTGTTGTGTTAGCACCTACAGCTTTTACCTTAAACAAACTAAATATTGCATCAGAAGTATTTGTAATAGTGACTGTTATAGTATCTCCACTACCAGAATCATCAGAGACTAATATAGATTTGACAATGCCTGTTGTAAGTGCAGCACACGTATACAACGTAGTTATGTCAGTAGTGGTAAGATCAACCTTTGCATTTACGTATGTATTAGCCATTAGCTTATAAACCAACTCATTGCTTCACCCTGATTTATTAACCTATCACTACGCAACGCATCATCTAACTGGTTAAAGTACAGACGCAGGGTGTTGTTAAGTTTTTCAAAATCTTGCCGTGAGTATTCGTCAGGAGGACGAGGTAATACGGGGGCACGGAAAGTTATACCATAATCTGTCAAATCTACAGGCATTATCTTCTCCCGTCTGGACGCATATCAATCCGTGGTGAACCCAACTGCCAAGCTATTCCTGTTGACGAAGATTCTATTTTAAAACTAACTTGCCTACCGCGCACACGTAAAAATATTTGTTCGGTAAATTTCTCAACAGGTGAAGAAGCTGTGCGAGTTACTGTACCGCTACTATTACCGCTTTCAGACAACGGGTCATTAAATCCAGAACCAGAGTTCTGTAATGCAGACATTGACATAGTTACAACAGGAGAGTCTGCGGTAGATCCTTCAAAACTTATATCAGGTAACATACGAGATACGAGCATAAATTTATGTCCATCATCTAAGTCAAATTGTGCAGACGTTATAGAAGCAGATATAGCAGAAGTAGTAGCTGTTTCTGCATCATCTAACCCAGACTCATGGAGCACCAAATTTTTAGTATTTGTAGCAGCGACAGGAAAATCTCGTATACCAGAATCCAACCAAGCAGTTCTAGCAATAGTGCCGTAGTACCATATTTTTTGCATATAGTTATACACAACATACCTATCATTTGTATCGCTATCAGCAGAGGGGTAAAACCACCATATTTCATCAAAACCTTCATTAGTGCCAGCAAATATTTGTTCTTGATTTGTCAAGTTAATATCATTAAACACATATTTTTTAACGTTACAGGGTAATACTCTTGTACCACCGTCATACATATAAAATTTATCTTTACCAAACCAGTAAGCTACGTTATCAGCTACAGCCACACATTTTTGAGATACTATTGAAATATTCTCACCGACAAGTTGTCCTGTCCATACAGTAGGTGCGCCAACATATTGTAAGGCGTATAAAGAGAAATCAGTCCATACAAGCACTTCTTGCCGAGTTTGTTCCGCAGCAATTATTTCTGAGCCTCGTGATAATCTCAAACTACCTGCTTGATTAGTAGCAGCGGGAGTCCAGTTAACAGCATCTTCTTGATCTGACCACCTAATTAAAAGCGGGTCTTGTGTGGTTGTACCTATAATGTTTGCGCCAAAACAAAACACAAACCGATTAATGTCGGAAACAAGAATAATATTTTGTGCTGTAGGTACGTCAGATGCACCGGATTCTGCACTTAATTCGGTGCCACGATTGTCTAAAGGCGTATCATCAGAAGCATCCCAAAAATATAACCGACTTCCACGATGTCCAAAAATTAAGTCTTCTCCAAAGTTACCTTGACTCCATACACGTAACCTTTCTTCTCCAGTGCCACCATTACCCCATGTAAGTTCACCCCATGTACCTGCTCCCCACCCAGTTAAAGGTGCAGCTAACTCTGCGCCAGTATTTATCTGATACGCTGCTGACACGGTGCCTCCACCAGAAGCACTTGAACTTGCCGTGGAAGAAGCTGTTATGGTGTATGTATTACCTGTGCTATACGTTATTTGGAACTCACCATTTAGTGTTAATCCCCCAACAGCAGAAGCCCCACTAAACGTAACAAAATCATTGTTTTTATACCCACCGTTAGCATCAGTTACAGTCACTACGGCAGACCCACTAGAAGTAGCAAACGGTCCTGAGAGAGACACAGTGGCACGTAAAGGTGTTATATCATTATAAGCACCACCTCTTTCTAAGTAATATTTAAGGTGTGTACCTACACTTGTAACTGTTAGATCAGTAAGCGTTACCCATGAGTGCAAAGAACGACATATACCTAAAAAAGTGTTAGCAGATATCCGTACCCAACCGCCAATCTTCTCAGGCATACCCTGTCTAAAACGCACTTTATCGCTTTCGTACCAACCGCCTTCACTTGTGTAGCGTGTGTTTTCACGGTCAACGCCCGGTTTTAGGGCTAATTTCTGTAACGGCATATGTCACCTACACATGAATCCAGTCTTTACCTTGCCATAATAATGCTTCTGCTTCTCTGCGTCTAACCAACCCATCTAAAACTTTGCCGCCAGCCCTATTCCATCTTCTAATTTGATAAGGAATATCAGCGCGGCTGCTGTCAGTGTTGTCATTAATGCGAATAAGAAGAGTAGATTCCCGAAGGTTAGTTCCACCAAGATTGTATACCCAAGAAACAAGCGCATCGAACTCATTTTGTTTGAGAGGCACGTTAACGTGTTTGTGTATCTCCTTCTCAAATTCAAAAAGGTCATTCTCCAGAAAAGCATCAGCTTCGTCTTGCGTACAGGTATCTCCTTCTTGAACTCCTTTAGTTGTGCCCCAACCAAGTGTCCAAACGTCTGCACTGCACTGATAAGCCTCCAG